TACGACCCAACCATATAAGTTTTAATATGCGCCAATTCCAGCATGTATATTTCTGATAGACAAATCAGTATGTCTTACTTCTGGTTTTGGTATATTTGTTGTGCTGTTATTATTTACTACATTGGTTGAATTGTTTGTAGTCGGGGCAACAACTACATTAGCAGCAGCTGCAGACGCTTGATTATCTAATGCATTTCCATTCACTGCATTTGCAACTTGAAGTTTTTGCTCTGCCTGCGTAGATGCAACATTTTGTATAGAATTATTAATATTAGTATCGGTTGGTTCTGGAGTAATTTCCGCCAGCCGATTTTTTTTGATTTCTATATTTCTTTTCAGTTCACCCATTCTTCTTCTGTCGCCACGATTTTGTCTGCTCTTATTGGATAGTGTTTCTAACTCACCTTCCATATCTGTGATTTCTGAACTTATATTACTTCTTTCTACTTCTGAAGTATCTTTGTTGTGTTTCTCAATATTATCATCCGTACCAGTTACCAGTTCTTTTGCCATTTTAGTCAATGCGGCAGTTCTTTCCTTAAATATTTCTGGTTTAGTGATTCCATCACTTTCAAATGGAAATCTATTATCCTCTGTTCCATACATATCATTGTAAGTGTCTCTGACCATGAGCGGAATGTCTACTGCAGCTGAAATTGGGCCCGGCACTAATATGCCGCCTGCCTCGGCAGCAGCACCCACAAAATCACCACGAAATAATCTTCCTAATGCAAACCCTGCTCCTGCAATCATCCCAACGGCTGGAATCGCTTTCGCGGCCATCATTGCTCCCCTTTTTGTCAAAATAGTTTTTGCAAGTTTTTTATTAATTGCACCAGCAGCAGACTTGACAGGGGTTGCTGTATTTGATGCAACGGCGCTGGTAGCCGCAACAGCAGTTTTAGTTTTTTTAGATATTAGTTCTTTTGCTTTATCCAATCCACCAGATCCAGATCTTGGTTTGGCAGATTTGGGTGTGTCTACATCGTTACTTGGTGTGAGTGCTGTAGTCGCTCCTACTGCTGTTGCAGCTGCAGCTCCACCAAGTAATAATTTTGGATTTACTTTTTTTATATTTCTTTTTGCGAAGTCGAATATTCTTCCAAATCTTCCTCTGGGTTTTGCTTTTCTTGCATCTATTGATGGAGCACGTTCTGGTGTAATAGTATCCATTGCGGTAGATAATCCCATGAGTGCTGGAATTGCTGTCATTAAACCTTTAAATCCACCTTTTTTAAATACTTTAAACGCAGCTGCCAGACCACCTAGGGCAGCAACTCCACCACCTATATCACCAACGGTATCTAATAAACTTCCTTCATTACCAGCGCTCTTATCGCCTGAAATACCTAAGCCACCAGCACCCATTGCCTGCATTGCTTTAAGTTGTGCCTTTTCAATCTCAAGTGTCTTTTTTCTTTCTCTTCTCAATTCTCTTGCTTCTTCTATTTCTAGAGAAGTAGGATTTCCATCATTATCTTTCATCCACTGCAAAAGGTCTCTAATTTCTTCTAAGTATGCTTGATTTGGCCCCAACTTTTCATCAATATCTAATAGTGCATTGGTATCCGTTTCAGTTGTTTCTGGCGAACTTATATTATCATTAGAGTTCTCTGTAGGACTTTCTGGTTTAGATATTTCAGTTTCAATTTCATATTTTCTTTTCAGATCTTCTATTGCATCTAATTCTGCTTTTTTCGCATCGTTTGAAAGTTTTTCGTTTTTAGCTGTCCTGATAATATTATCTTTTACTTCATCGATTATAGTTTGTTCGGAAACACCTCTGGATTTTGCTTCTTCTTGAATCTTTTTCTGGTCCATATTAGAACGAGAAATAGCATCTTCATTAGATATTTGGGTTCTTAAAATCTCAAATTCTTTTTTCTCGATTTCAGTTTCTTGTTTTATTCTCTCTATTCTCTGATTTTCTTCTTCTTTGGCAGCTGCGCGTCTTTCTCTAAATTGTTTTACGCGATCTCCAAGAAAACTGGCACCAAGAGCTAGAATAGGACTTTGAGAAAGTGCTCCAGTTAACATTCCGCCAACACCATCTAATCCAGATTTAACTGCATTGGATGTTAATTCCCCAACACTTTTTTTGAAGTTTGCATTTTCTTTTATACTTGCCTGAGAACTTTTTAGAATATCTTCAAGTATCTTTCTTTCAGTATTTGATACAGTATCCATTTCATCTAAAGATGATGATAGTGCAGTGATTTTATCCCTACTCTGTTTAAATTCTTTTACTGACACTCCAGATTGTTCTTCAAAAATAGAAGCAATTTCTGTGAGAGCCTGTCTTGCACCAGCAGACTGCAATGATGCGCTTGCATTCTTTACAGACTTTGCTAGTTCTTCTTGATTTTGTTTTATCAGTTTTTCTGTTACTGGTGCAAGATCTGCCATTTATTTGCCTTTAGTATATGCTTGTGCGCCAAAGAATGCTGCAACTAGTGCTGCAACTGACACAAAATATGTTGGTGCCATATCACCTAATATTTTTGCTGCATTATCTAATTCAACAAAATCTGCAATTACTACCGCAAACGGATATAACAACATGCCTGCCAATGCAAACCATGCCATGGATCTAATTTGATCTTCTTTTTTATCTTCATTTTCAATTTTCAACATTCTTTCGTGTCTCGCCAATTCATCATTGCTTATAACATTATCTCCATTCGCATCTGCATTATTTAATACGCTGTCTGTTTCGAGTGTTTTGGTCATGTTATAGTTCCTTATTGATTTTTAAGTTGTTCTTTTCTTCTTTTTTCTTCTTCTAAATAACCAATCAATAAATTAAGATATACTTCTCTTTCCCAAGGAATCATATCATTCAACTCAGTTAAACTATATTTATGGTGGTGCATTAACGCAAAATTATTCCTATACAAAGACGCCAGGGATTCATGATTTAAGCTTAGGAAAAAAAATCGGAAATACCCCTCACTTTCATTTCTTTTTTAAAGCCACACTTTGAACAGGTGATATTTACATCACAAGTTGTTTCTGGCATGTTTTCAAAAAATTCATTAATTTTCTCAAATTGATTCTGTGTCAAATTCTCAATAAAATCTTTCACATCTTGACTGGTATAGTCAGATACAATCTGCATTTCGTCAGAGTCTTTTATGAACTCTATACAATTAGCAATCAATTCAACTAAATCATCATATGATTCTGCATCCACCAATTGATTCATCAAAGAAAAATCTGGATATTTCATTAAAATTGAAATATCATCTGTTAAAACTATTTCGTTTGAGTGTTCTTGTGTCATATTTTCAATCTTAGTATCGTCTAAGTTTAAAAGAAAAGGTATTTGACAATCCCCTGCCCCATCTTCCTTATCTGCACAATTTTCTCTTTTATAGTTTAGCTGTATAATATTTCCAACTGATTTTGATCTCAATTGAATGAAAATATATTCGATATCAAATGTTGATAATCTATCTACATCGATGTCTTGTAAAATACAATTTCTTATAATCTGTTTAACAGCATCAATTTTTTCTTCTGATGTATCTCCTTCTTGTGCCATCAGAAGAATCTTTTCTTCTTTTACTAAGAATGGTCTGAATTTTAGTTTCTTCTTAGTTGATGGTAATGTCAATTCATACGTGGGTGTATCAATTCTTGGTAACATAATTATTCCTCATAAATTAATATTATAATACTTCTGTTTATTTATCTCTTAATAATAGCTTCCATTAGCAGCCTGCCACTGTTTTGAGTCGGTTTCTATATATTTTCTATATGACATTGTTATCTGACATTGTGCTACATCTTCGTTTGCGTATGCTAACGCAACCTCTCCAATCGATAGTGGAAATGCCTCCATGAAATGGTAGTATGCTGTTCTATTATCCTGTTCATCAAAAACTGACAAATATATTGATCCCTTATATTCATTTAAATATCTTATTTTATGATTATCATAATCCACAATATAATGCATCCAGTTTTCCATAGATTTTCTCTCGCGCAAATCTTTACTGAGATACATGCTAAAAGTTAATTGGTCATATGTCGTAGAATATGGGGCCTGTCTTACTGGGCCATATACTTTGGTTTCTGTAGTTGCAATTGATTTACTTGGTATGTTGACAGATGCTATTCTATATGTTAGAGATCTGCTTAGGCCAGGCGACAAACCATTTACTGCAGTTGGCACTATGAACATCATTTCATAGCGATTTGCTCTGGAAAATCCAGTGCTATTAATTTCGGAAACAAAATCAGTTATACTTCCCATTTTAATCCTATCTTCTTGCAGAATCTGACCAAACTTTGGACGCAGCTGCTTTTCTAAATTTTTGTACTGGTAAAAATAATGCAACATCCCATTCGTTTGCATCTATCTTCACAAAATTACCTTTAACATGTCCATATAGATATTTTTTTACACATGGTTTTATCATGTTATATTTAGACAAACCTTTTAGGATATTATAAGAAATTGCCAATTTTGTTTTCTCATCATAGTTTCTGCCTTGGACTGTCTTATCTAATGCGTTCATAATTGCAATTCTATTTCTTGGAGATACATAATGCAAATTAATTCCTACAAATCCTTTAGATGTTCTTTCTATCACAAATATGAGAGGAAACTCATCATAGTATGGTAGTTTTTTTGCAAATTTCGGATCGTAGTTGTAACAATACATGTGTCCAACTTGTAGTCCGCCAGCCTTTCTATCAGAATCTGATAGAAGCGCATTTCTACTAATTCTAGTTTCTCTTACCTTTTTTCTAAACCATTCTCTGGCTGCATTGGTATTTGGTTGTATTCCTCTTTGTGCAAGTCTTGCTAAGAGTGGTGCGAAGTTTGCCATATTATCTTCCTAACTGATCTTCTGTCATAATTTTAAATTCCCATCTTCTGTCTTTACAAAATTCATTTGCAGCTTTCCATTTTGCTTCATTTACTGACCATGTTTTCATTTCACTTAAATATCTAGGTGTAATTTTTTGTTTCTTTTTTGGTGGTTTGGTTTCTCTTTTTGGTTTCACTTCTACTACAACTGTCTGTGTTGAATCGTTTCTTTTCACCTTTATCAAAAAATCTGGATAATATCTGTGCATCTTTCTATCGATTGGAGATAAATAGGGTATTACGAGCTCTTCACTTGACCAAACAAGGACTTCTGGATTATCGTCAC